TAAGACAAAGTCTAAGACAAGAATGAATTTTTTTAGAGGCGTCTTTGGTCAGAAGAAAGTTCCTTATTATCAATGCCAACCGTGGAACGGAAATTGTAAGAAATTTGCAAGTTCCGAAGAATGTCTTAGAAAAGGTGAAAAGTCAGAGGTATGTAATAAATTTATGGATCAATGTTCTAGGAATTGTAAATCTGAATATTTAGATCCATACAAAGAAAGTCCTAATTATGATGTATTTAAAAAAAATGATCCGTTGAAATATTATCCGAATCCTAAATATGCTGTAACACCTTATAAAAAAACAGTTGTAAGAAAGTATAGTCCTCGATATGATGATTTATTTGGGACTTCTGACAAGAATGATTTATTTAAAAGTCCTTCTAAAGTTATTGTTAATAACAATAATTTATTTGGAACTCCTGATAGGAATTTATTTGTAAACGATAATGATTTATTTGGAACACCTGATAATAGATTTGTTGTTAAGAATCGGGAGTTGTTTGGTATGTAATATTTTTATCGAATGCTTAGTTGAGATGTTTGTATACATTCACCGAATAGTTGATAGTAAAATTCGTTAGATCTTGACCATATTAGTGTGAAATCGACAAGTTTTTGTTTGAGAATAATTTCAATATTTTTATTTTTTTTGATAAACCATTTATGTTGTGCTAAATATTTAAAAATGACAGCTGATATTTTTATTCGGGTTTCTATTTCTATTGCTTGATCGAATTGTATCAGTAATTTTTTTATTTCTTTTATAATATCGTGTTGTCTGATTTTTTCTGTTGAATGTCTTGTAAACATTTTATGTTGTAAGACTATAGTTTTACACTGAGGGCAAATATTTTCTTTGGTATTCTTAATGTAATTCTTCCAACATATTCTGTGTGCTTTGAGCGAGCATGTATTACACGTTGATCTGATTGTGTTTTCTAAGCACAGGAAGCATGAGTCTGTCATAATTGTATTATATATTTATAAATATATAATAGTTTCATTTTAATACTTTAATTTTTTGAGACGAAGTTTATTTTTCTGTAAAATTTAGTTTTGGTTTGTGTAGATCTGTGAGTTGTTGTAGTAGTTTTGCTCTGTTTATTCTTAGTTTATGTTGTTGGAGGCAGAAATCTTGTTTAAATTTGTATTTTTGCCCGTCATCTTTATTAAAATAGCAGCAATTAAGGACTTGGTCCATAGAGTTTGCAAGAATACCTAAATAATACATAAAATCTATGTTTAGTACTTCGGAGTGTTTATTAAAGTAATCATAATCTTCAATTTTCATATATTGCTTGGCGTTAAGTCCGTGATCAGAGGTGATAACATATTCCAAACGTGTTCCAGCGTCTACTCTCATACCTCTTTGTCTCATTTTTTCAGCAAGTTGTACAACAGCTGGTAAACATCGTAAATAATATTCTCGTGGAGTATCACAATTTTTTAATTTTAATTGTCTGTCTCTTTCTTTTATTTCATTACTTAACAATGTTACTTTATATGAGCCGGACAGACCTTTCTTTTTTCCATCTTTTTCATCTATAAAAGGTATAATATTTATGTCTCCGTGATCTCCGACGGCTTTTGTGACTATAAATTTTTTGTATTCTGTTGTGCTAGAGCATAGGTTATTGATATGTTCAACTAGTTCATTTAGTATAGTGTCTTTTGGTATTTTATTAAATATTTTCATTGTTACGTCTGTGTATATATCTCTGATAATTTCGCTATTATCTCTTCTGGCAAGTAGAACACCTTTTTTTTCTATTTCTTTTTTGACTATTCCGTCTCTGTAGCATGGTAAACTCATATATCTTTTCTTTGTTAAAATAAGGAATCTCCAATATATAATTTTTTCAAAAGCTAATTCCATAGGAGGTGGAAATTCTTTAGAGACTTCAACTGATACATGTTCTGACCAATCCCAAACTTCTTCTGCAGTATTTTTATCTGGAAAAACAACATATGCAGAATCTGTATCACCATAGATAAGTTTTCCTCCAAACTTTTCAGGTATAATTTTAGCAACCTTTTCAATAGATATTCTTCCTATATATGTGGTTGCCATAGCACCTGGCATAAATGGTAAGTATCCTCTCACTACTCCCATGGCACCATACATGCTGTTGGCTGATACTTTGTATGCTAGTTGTCTTTTATCTAAAACGCTAATAAGAGATTTAATATCGTTTTTATCTATGTCTGATAGTTGTTCTTTGTTTTCGATTTTTTTAATAATTTTTGGTATCAATTCGCTTACTAATTCTAGTTTTTTCATGGCACCTTTTAATATATCTTTAAAAACAGCGATTTGTTTTCTAGTGTGTGCTCTAGCGTCAAGAAGATTTTGTAGGATAGTAGGTAATACTCCTTTTGGTTCTTTGAGGAATCTGTATTTTCTATGAGAGCACATTATATGTTTTGGTTTACATTTCGAGAGTTCTCCTCGTTCTTTGATGTATGGTTTCAAATCTAGTAGAATTTTATCTATTTTTTCTTTATATTTAATTTTTGTAATTTTACACAAACTTTTGTTTTTATGATCTCTGATTTTTTTCACATCTTCTTTGATAGTATCTATATATTTTGTAAGTTCAACTTTTCTAACAATCTTGGGGTCGTGCTGACATCCAATGTGATCATCCCATTCCATAACATGACAATGTCTATCTGGTATTTTATCATCTTTGACTAATGTTGACCAGCAAATATTATACGCGATGATACTTGTAGGATATAGAGAGCAAAAATCAAAAGGTACTACTTTGTCGTGTACTCCAGTAATTGGTTCAAACACAGTTGCACCTTTATAATGTTCGTCAGCGTCTGGTATATATCCATCTTTTTCAACAACATAACCAGAATACATACAAGATTTGTATACTTGAGAATATACTTTGACTTGTTGTCCTTGAGTGTATAGTACGAACATTGGCACACAGCACGTTTTTGCCATTTCACATAGTCCAATCCATATTTGCAATACCCTAAACAATTTTAGACACAGTACGCTGTCTTGAATACAGTATTTGCCGACAACACCTAGAGCTTTAGCTCCTTTTGTACCACCTTTCATTCCAATTCTGTAGCATTTGAATATTCCTTGTACTGAAAGTGGGTCTTTTGTAACTCCTAAAAAGTGTGTCGATACTGTTTTGAGTTTATAGTTTGAGAATTTGTAATCTCTTTTGATTAGAGGTAAAAGATCGACAAATAATCTACCTTCGGCATCTAGATATTTAAAAGTTTGATTTTTGTATGCGGAAGAGGACCATTTTATTTCTTCTTCCTTTGCGTGGGCGTATTTAGGAAATCCTAGTACGTCAAATTCTTGTATACACATGTTTAGTTTAGATCTTGCTATCATATAGGGGACATCAAAATTCAAAATATTATAACCACATATTACGTTTGGGTTATGTTTTCTGACGAATCCTGTAAATCCTATTAATAGTTCTGCTTCGGTTTTGAATGTTAAAATATTAACATTTTCGCCGGTTGTTTTTTGATCTGGTTCTCCCAAAGTCAGCAAATAGTTATCATAGTTTTTTTCATCGTCTCCTTCCCTAGCTAAAATACAACTAATCTGAAAGATTTTGTCTCCTGTTTTATGTGCTTGAGGCATTGCTCTCGGATTAGTTGAGTTAACTTCTAGATCAAATGCTAATATTTTAGGTAAAGGTATTATGTTTGATTCCATAGGTGATACGTTTTTCCATTTTACTTTATATTCATACTCGCAAAGTGTCAATTTATCATCGCCTAATACTTTTGTTCCAGTAAATTTTATCCATCCTGCTGTTGGTATATTTCTCATACATGTGAACTGTAATATGGGTGACGCGTCTTGTTCGTGCATTTTTAATTGAATGTGACCTACGCCTGCAATGGTTAAAGATTTTCTTATTTTATATGATAAAGTTTTAATATCTTTTTGTGAAGAAAAGCTGAGAAATAAATAAGGGAATTTTATTCTTTTATTTGTAGAATCGATATGAGCGTAATATAATCTTTTTTTCATAATAAATGATTTTGTAATAGGTCGACTATCTTGTGATAATAAAGAATCTATTTTATTCCCAACCAATTGAGCTTTACTATTTGTCCACACAACATCATCTGGCAATTCAATATAAACAAATGGAGTAAAATTGTCTATTCTTAGACACACGTTTTTACATATGTTATTTTTGTCCGATGATAATCCATATATTCTTTTTGAAGTGACCCGTTCTTCTTTTGGGTCTATATGCCAAGCATACGCGAAAAAAGAGTTTGTTTCCATATTGTTTTTATATTTGAATTTTAGTTTTTAAAATCATTTTAATTTTAAAAAATGTTTAATTTAGTACAAAGTCTGTTTATTTGTCTATGGTTTTTTGTTCATCTCTCTTGAAATATGAAATACTTGGTATATATGACATATTGACGATTTTTTTACCTTGATCTTCTAGCCATCCTACAAATGGTACAAAATAATGTATATCGTTTGTTTTATTTTCTATGGTGTCTAAACGTTTGTTTACTATATTTATTTGTTCTGTTAGTTCATTAAGCTTAATAAGTATAGTATCTAATTTATTATCGCTCATTTTATATGATATATATCTTTTTTAATAAGAATAAAAAAAATAAAATGATATCTTAAAATAAAATTTATAAAAATATCAATATGGATATATATTCTCCATTTACGGGTATTTGCAATCAAAATCATTCTCACACTACAGATTGTATGAAAACATGTATTGGAAATTGTATGCACAAAAAATGTAGAGATTATTCCGATTGCTCGTTTATGTACACAGGAAAGTATCCACATTTTGTTTGTGAATATAAAGGAGATATTATATATACAAACAAAATGTATTACAAACCTAGTTGTAAATATTTCATTAACGGATCTGATAAATGTGTATTCCTTGAAAACAAAAGTCATATGAAAGATTATTATCATTCATACAGCCAAACATGTTGCGAGATATGTAATATAGAAAATGTACATATGCGTCAGTTTTTAGACGATGAAAATGAAAATGACGATGATAATATAGATATGACGGTATGTGATTTATGCTATCCAATAAGATGTGTCAGATGTGATATATTATTAACAAGATTTACTCATTACCCAAGTATTTTTAATGAAGATATAAGACTTTGTAAAATGTGTTTGGGTAAAGAGACTTGTCCGAAATGGAAAAGTGTAAGTGTCGATAGCCTATATAGTTTAAATAGTTTAGATAGTTTAGATAGTTTAGATAGTTTAGATAACTGTTAGATATCAATGTATATAGTTTAGATAAATGTTATAAATATAAAATATTATTACAGGATATAATTATTATTACAGGATATTCTAATTATTAAAAATAATTAGAATATTTTATCTTTATATATTATAAATGGTTAAAACTAATTATTACGATAATTACGGAAAATTAATTTTAGTAGGATTGTTAGGTTTTTTGTTACTACTATCTATTGTCATCACATACGTGTTCGCAGGTTCAAAAGTAGGAGTAAATAAATGTACAGAAGGTCCAGATTTTTGGTGTTCTTCGGAATCTAATTATAAAACGTGCGTTACAGATAAGTCAGACGGGAGTCCATCATTTAAAGAGTATTGTAATAGACATATTCCCTTAGGAACAGATAACTGTACCCAAGGTCCAGACTATTGGTGTGGTTCCAAATCTAATTATAAAACGTGCGTTGTAGATAAATCATCAAAACCTGTATTATCTTACGAAGATGCTTGTTTTTCAGTCGGGAAAGATAACTGTACCCAAGGTCCAGACTATTGGTGTGGTTCGAAATCTAATTATAAAACGTGCGTTGTAGATAAATCATCAAAACCTGTATTATCTTACGAAGATGCTTGTTTTTCAGTCGGGAAAGATAACTGTACCCAAGGTCCAGACTATTGGTGTGCTTTGGAATCTAATTATCAAAAGTGCGTTGTAGATAAATCATCAATACCTGTATTATCATTTGAAGACAGTTGTCAAAAAAACCCTAAACTATATATGTGAACAAATAATTTATAAAGTTGACATTGATTTTTTAAGTAACCATGAAGAAGACTGTATTTTTTCTCCAAGCCCATCTATCATTTGTATACCTAATTCCTCGCATATTTCTTTTTCTGGTATATTATCATTAAACTGATCTCCGCCATTTGTAAAAATATCAGGATGTATTTGTCTCAATGTTTTACATACTGTACGGTCTTCGTCACAAGATATAATAGCTATGTCAACACAACTTAGACTTCTAACTATTTGTAGTCTTTCATTTTCAGGCATAAAAGACGATCCTTTTTTTAGAATAGATTGTTTATCGCTATTTATAATTACTATTAATTTTGTTCCTAGCGCTTTACTTTTTTTTAAATATTCTATATGCCCAAATGTTATTGGATTCATATAACCCGATGCACATACAATTTTATCCATTTATAAATATAAAATATAATTTATATTTTATTTTTTTAGCTTTTAGTTTCGCACATATGTTGTCGTGTATTTTATATAATACAAAGTCATTCTGATAAATTCTATATTATTACTTTAAAGTCTAAATTTACTATTTTTAAAAACTAATATTATTATATTATAATAATATAAATGATCAATTCTAGAAATTTGATTGGACAAAACGGTTGTAATAGTGATAGCGACTGTACAGGTGGAAAGTCGTGCATCCATAATTTATGTACATATACACCATCAGTATTATATTGTACAACTGATAGTCAGTGTTCTGGTAATAAAATTTGTAAAGATGGTAAATGTATTGATAAACCTAATCCATCGACAAATAACGCTTTAATTATTGGTATTATCATAGCAGCTATATTTTTAACAGGCGGTGCTGTATTACTTTATAAATATAAAAAGAAGAAATAATTAATATTATGACTATTCTTCAATATTAATATTATGCCTATACATTTCTGTTCAGTCATTCATATCTACAATATTAGACTTGAATTCACCATCAGTTCGGTGAATAGACTTCGAGTGTAATGAACTCGATATAGAAGTAAGTAATATGAAGAAAAAGAATCAGATGCTCGACTAAACTTCAGAATTATCAATTAGAATATTTGCGAGTTTTAAAGAAGAAGACATATTTACTATAAATTATATATAATGATTTTATATTTTGTATAAATATAAAATGTGTTAGTATGGTATATTTTTAAAAATATAAAATATAAGTATATAATAAATGGAAAAATATTTTAAAATACCAATGTACGATTTAATAAAAGTGTGTAACAATAACCCAGAATTAGTTAAAGCATACTTAAAAGGTGATATAGTAGAACATGATGGGGATGGAAATGTTGCATTCGGATTAGGTATAGGTGCTATTGTAATGTTATTGGTTATTGGTCTTACAGTTTTTATATGGTCTATATGGGCACTGATTACTTACGGTAAATATATGCCTAAGATCGCATTTTGGATTTGTGTAATTTTGTTAATAGTAGCGTTCTTTTTTGGTGGAAGTCCTTCTATTATAGTTTTAATTGTTGTGTATGCATCAAAAGGTAATAAAAAACTATGGTAAATAAATTATTATTTATATAAAGACAAAAATATATAAATAAAATGAAATTTGGTACTCGCTCAAATAAACCACGATTAGTCGCAGGTATAAAAATAAATCAAAAAACAGATATATTGAGACCTATTACACGATCTAGATTCGGACCGTTAATGCAACCTTTAGTTAAACTAAAAAAATGTCGTGTTTGTCGATGGATATCAGCTACGAATACTTATAATTATATGATAAAAGATAGTATTGTTGACTGGTTTAAATTATATAGAGGTAAAGAAATAAAAAACGGATTTCGAAAAAATCAATTATCTCAAATAGATTTCAATGACTTTATAATGAATAGAGGCATTGAATTTGAGACCAAACTTACAGAGTATATTCACAATAATAAGTTAGCTGTTGTTACAGTTTCAGAATATATTACTGATAAAAGTATTAAAAAGACAAAAGAATTAATGCGTCAAGGAGTACCATTGATACATTCAGCCCCTGTCAAAAATAGTAAAAATAATACTCAAGGCATCATTGACTTATTAATAAGGAACGATTATATTCCTCAATTGGTAAATAACTGTCCTATTATTGAAAATGGTAAAGCAACTAAATTAGGGACAGACTATCATTATGTCGTTATCGACATAAAATTTTCTACATTGCCCTTAAGATCTGATGGTATACATTTATTAAATTCTGGATCTTATCCAGCATATAAAGCGCAAACATGGATTTACACACAAGCTATAGGACAGATTCAGGGGTTTACTCCACGATATGCATATATATTAGGTAGAAGATGGAAATATATCAGTAAAGAGATTAAATATAATAGTTATAATTGTATAGACAAGTTAGGAGTTATCGATTTTCTTGAAGTCGATAAGGATTATAAGTTATTGACACTTAAAGCAATAAAATGGGCTCGAGATGTTCGCAATTATGGTAATAAATGGACATTATCACCTCCTTCTCGGATAGAACTTTACCCGAATATGTGTAAAGATTCTGGTAAATGGCAATCAGAAAAGAAAAAATTGGCAGAAGAATTGGGAGAAATTACTTCTATTTGGCATTGCGGTATAAATCATCGAGATAATGCTATGAAAAATAATATTGTTAGTTGGAGAGATATAAATTGTACAGCTAAAAATATGAATATGAAAATGGATGGTGTTCGAGCACCAATTATAGATAAAATCTTAAATATAAATAGACAAAACATTATACTTATTGAGCCAAAAATAATAAAATCTAATATATTACAGTGGAAAAATACAGTAAACGAAATTTTTGTAGATTTTGAAACAATTTCTGACATATTTAGTCCATTTTCTGAACTCCCTACTCAAAGACACACAGATATGATTTTTATGATTGGAATATATTGGAATAATATTCTGAATAACACAGATAATTGGGAATATAAGAATTTTGTATGTAAATATGGTACATTAGATGAGGAATATAGAATTATGAACGAATTTAATATGTTTTTGAAACAACAAAATTATCCAAAGATGTGGTATTGGCATGCTGAAGACATAATGTGGAAACATGCAGAAAATAGACAATTTGATTTAGAATATAGTCAGACAGATATTAAAGATAAAAGATGTAATATATCAGACAATTGGAAGGTTTCGAATTGGTTTGATATGTGTAAGATTTTCATTGATGAACCGATAGTTATCAAAGACTGTTTCAAATTTGGATTAAAATGTATTTCTTCGGCAATGAAAAAACATGGTATGATTAAGACTGAAATGGATAGTATATGTAAGTCTGGGATGACTGCTTGTATACAGGCTTGGAAAATGTATGAAGATAATAAAGACAATGAAAATATTGAAAATTGTATAGAAATGAAAGATATATCAAAATATAACAAATTTGATGTTGAAGTATTGTACGATATAATAAATTATTTACGTATTAATCATATCTGATAAAACTATAATTGTAATTCACTTATAAAATTTTTCATACTCAATATAGCTCTTCTCTGTAGGTATACAAGATACACCATCGTGACTATAATATATAGTAAATATATCAGAACAATTTTCCCAAGATATATATTTTACGGAAAATATAGGTGACTTCTTTTTATAAATAATACCATTTATCTTTTTAGCATATTCTGTTGGAGACATAGGATCAGATTGGTTAATAGAATACCTTTTCTCGATAAATTTTTTGTCAATTTTACCTTTCCACTCTTTATTAAAAGAAATTACATATACCCCCTCTATTGTAACAACACAATGATATATAGTTTCTACAAGATCTGTAAATCCAATATAATCATGCGACGATGGCCATCCTTTAGTAACGCCGTGCCTATCATATGCTTCTTTTGGATGAGAATGAAAATTATATCTGGTACCATTCAAACTAACTTCCTCATTTTCGCCGAGATCTATAGAGTTATTATCTATATCCATAATATATACTATTTTACCTTCAATTTTTACAATATTATTAACAACAAGATTGCCACCAATTTCTTTTTGAGATTTTGATCCATCTTTGTTTTTTGTAAACCCAATATAAGGTAATTTTTTAAATTTATTTATTGTTCTTGTTGTAAATCGAGAAGATATACCGCATTTGTTTTTATTAGATCTAAACTGATTCATCACATATGTAATTTCGTTTTTATTTGATAAAACATCTATTTTATCATTACCGATATTTTTTTTATACATTCCAACACCAAATCCTTGAAATGTATAACCTAAAACACTCTTTTTACATATATATGGATTGGAAAACCCGCACTTTACTAAAATATCTTCATACTTTGATATATTTCTAACATCAACTCCAATCCATATTGTAGCCATTTTTGACACATCGGTTTCGATAGAATTTATTATACTATTCAAATATTTATAAATATTTTTACATGGCCATATCTCACATATTTCAGTTTTTAGATTATAAATTATATAAAAATATTCTTTGATACTATCAACAAACTCCCTAGTATTTATATAAAGTTTTCTATCATTTCCATCTATAATATTATTTAAATTATCACTCTGTTTTTTTGAAATAATTAATATAAGACCCACACTATAAACAGTTTTCGGCTTTTTCTTAGCAATTTTTTTCAAAAGTATATTCATAGTTGGATTAACAATTTTTGTATAATCTATTATTATACATGTCATTTGATTTAATTATATTATTTATAAATTAAATCAAAAAATGTGAAATTACTTAAAATATTCATATATTTTTGAATTTCATTAAATTTAGAACTAATAATATAACAAACGATATTCAACATGACATCGTATTTCTTCATCCGATAGCATTTCTACCAATAAACCTCTATCAATTCCTAATAAAAAAAAAGTTTTGTATAAATGAAACAAACTTTTTGCTACCTCATCCTTGTGTTTATATTCTCTATTTTCACGATATCCTTTTATTAATGTCATAATGGCTTGGTGAATTGAATCAGAAAACATTTATATATCTTTAATAAAGAATTTTATTTATTTCATTTAATTATAAGACAAAAAAGGATCTTTGTAATCTTTATTATATCTAGCTTCGTGAAATTTCCAATAATCCGGACATCCAAATTTAAAACCTTTTGGCGCTGGAGTTGCTCTATACCAAAATAAACAATCTTCCAATTTATTACTAGTTGTTGCATTATGAATATACAAAGCTGTAAAATTATCAGTTATTTGATCAAGTATATCACAAAACATTTTAAAGTCTGGTATAATACCAGCATAATTTTCCCAAAGTGATTTTCTATTTTTTAAATTAGATTCCCTGAGTATGAATGTACCATCTACATTTGTACGGATAACAGGTTTGACATCCATACAATATTGTAGTGACAGTATGTACCACATTTTCCAATGACGACCTCTTTTGTACATACCTTGTTGTAAAGGACTTCTGAAAATCCCTGGATCATCTGTACAATCATCTATAAGTATAACTGCCCACGGATTTTCTAGATATTCTCTTGATATTTTTTGTCTTTTGATAAAACCTCTGATAATATCTTCATCGTATGTATTATAAACAAATGTAGAAGGGAATATTTTTTTGTACGATCCGTTGCTATCTTCTGTACCGCTCATAGCAATTCCAACCGGATATATATGTTTTTTAGAATATAATAAAGATTCGATTAGTGTAGTATTATGTGTTACAGTAAAATCACCTAATAAAAATCTTTGATTATCATCTAATTGAAATCCGTAATACACACCTATCCCAATATATGTAACCGTTATTGACGTATTTGACACGTCTTTATCACAATCATTTTGTATAGAGATTATATTACATGGTATATTCGATATTTTTCCAGTTATAAATGTTTTGTATGCAACAAATGTCTTTTTTCCGAATCTTTTAATACATTTTCTTTTATTAGCAGAATAACCCAAAGATCTACTTATATATATAATATCGTCAATTAATTTTTCGCTTTTAACTACGATATCAAAACCTCTAGATTGTATATCATAAGTACCAATCCTATCAATCAAACCAGCCAACAACTGCAATCTTATTTCACCTGTATTTGTCTTATATTCGTGAGGAATTTTAATGGTATCGCCGAAAAGTTTTTGATCAAAAATATATTCTGCCATATTTAGTTCTGTATTGTATTGGTGATTATTTTCTTCTAAATATCTTTTCAATTGGTACAGGCAGTAATTATTTAAAATATATTGCGTTGATATTACAGAACTATATTGTGTTATATAAGAACTATCTTGAACATCACATATGTCAAAGCCCCCAAGATAATACCCAATATGGTATGGATCAATTGGCACTTGTTTTTCTTCAAATTCTACACATACTTTGTATCCCTTAAATTTAGATTTCCACTTGTTATCTTTTTTCATATATTCTTTCAATGGAATATCTATAATATCATTTTTTTTTATATCTTCTACATCATCAACACATTTTAATGATAAAATATGAGGCTCATTAACACTATAGTCATCTCCTTTTAACTGAACTACACGATACATCTTTTCTTCTCCATTACATATAGATAGAACATTTCTCACAGTAGAATTATCGCCCATTATTTTATCACCAATTTTAATATCTTCAACTATCTTTATTGTCCCGTCATACATTATTATTGGAGTTCCTGGAGATAAGCATTTACCAGTCCCTGGCTTACCGATCACTACTGTTTTTATTCCACCTTGTTCTTTTATATGTTGTGTCTTAGACGTAGGTTGAAGCAAGTCAGGATTAAATTCTTTTATTTTAATTATAGTTTTATCTTCATTCATTTTTAATTAATCATATAGATGTTTTTTAAATGGATAAATAAAATATAAATAAAATACATAAATACTATGAAAGACTATAATTTAAATATGATTAAACATCGATGATTTTTAAAATCGTTAATATGTATTTGTAAATATTACTAATCCTAATAATATATTAGGATTATTATTATATTTATAATCATATAAATGAGCCTAAAATACAAAATTATACTTTGTCAATACGAAAGATGCCTTTACACAGCAACAGATAAATGTAATGGTATAGATACCTTTACATGCGATAAAGGTAATCCGTTTAAATACAACTGCGGTAAATATTTCTGTAGTAAACATTTATCATCTATAAACTGCTTAAAAGGTAAATTATGTCCATATCACAATAAAAAAAATTTTTGTAGTATATTATGACTTATTATACTACAAAATTGATTCAAGAATCAATAAATACATCTTTAAAAATTTTCATTACTTTTTCAGGCGTATATTCGTTATAACAATTATTGTCTTTACATTCCCAATCTTTAGGATTGAAAAAACTTAAAATATCATAAAGTTCTGTACCATCTTTAAAATAAAGAGCTTTATCACCAAGAATTTCTATATGTGCTCTATTCCACATCCACCCATCAGGATTGTAAGCGATTATAGGCTTATTATTAACAGAAAATTCAGCAATAGCAAGACCAAATGAATGCCCCAAACTGCCCGCTTCTATGTGAGCATCACATGTATTTATAAATTTATTTTTATCACTATCATCAATAATATTATCTAAAAATAATATCCTAGGATGATTAGCAAAAGCAGGAGTATTTATAAATATAAACCATATATCAGCTCGATCAATCACAATCTGATTTATAATATCGTATGTAAATGGCAAATTAAAAGTATCCATTCCACCATATCTACCAAATACAATATCATCATTAGGTATATGTAATGCAATTCTCATATTTGCACGTGTCTTAGAAGGCTGTAATCCTATCATATGCGGAACAAATAAAGGATGATTATATTTTACCGCAAGAGCACTTGATACAGCCGCACACACATCTCCATGTAATTGATCAAGTACAAATACACAATGAATAACGTTTTTAATATTTTTTGCAACTATACCATCAATCTGACCATGTTTTATCGCATAAAATATATCACACTTTTTTTCTTTTATTATCTTATTCATTTGATATAAATCATCATAAAAATACACACTAAATCTATTTGAAAATTTTCTTAGAGCCAGAGGATTATGATCAACGTCTCTAGGAGTTAATATTATGCTCTTATTACCCAAAATACTTTCGTTGCAATCAGCATAATCATATATAGCAACACTACTACCTCTAATACATAATAAAGGACTATGAAAACATATAGAAATCATTTATCATAACACCTGATGTCTTTAAATTAAACGTTTTTCTGAAAATCCAATGCTAGAATACCCATCTTTAGATGGTACAGAAGATTCATTTTTATTGTATTCTTTAGTCGGAGGGTTTTGTACAATATTTATAACAGACTTTTGTGTTGGTTTTAGAGATTGCTTATCTGATTGCTTATTAGAAAAATTATCCGACACTTGATTGTATCGATTTGATTTAGATAAAATAAGCATACTTATAATTGAAAAAGTTAATCCAAAAAATACACTCCAACCAATAGTTTTTAGTTGATCAATATGTTTAACACCATCATTATCATCATTAGTTATCCAATCTGGGTAAGTATAATATAAAATAACATATACTATCAATGTCGTACTTAAAAATGTTATAATAGAAATATTTATAGGGGTTTTGCTAAACATTTATATATCTGTAATATTTTATTTTTTATTTTTAGTTGGTAGTTTATCAACTCTTATGCTAATATATAAAATAGATGCTGTAGGTATAATAGATATAAAAATAGATATTAATAAAGTTTTAAATACAGACACTGTTTTACTATCTTTTTTTAGTAGTAGTTTATTTTGTGTATTATAAATAACACTATACACCAATATCACTGTTAATATGAATAATACAAATCCTCCATACATTGTAGAATTATAAATCATTTATATACTGTATAATATTATAATCAAAAATTATAACAATTAGATTTTTAAATATTTGAATAAGTATATAAATGATTTTCTATTTTAATAATAGAAATATTAATTATAATTTTATATTCTAATAAAACTTAATATGATCTTTACCATCCCCATCACATAATGAACAAATAATCCAACCTTTATTACAGCACCTACATGGTGTATTTTTAAATATATATTTATGGAATTTTATATTATGATTATTACATCGAGGACATTCAATATACCCAATACCTAGACAATGTTTACACCCAGTATCCATATCTATATTATGTAAAATAGTTTTATTTAAATAATTTTTATTTAATGCTTGTACATTAATTTTATTCAAATAATTTTTATTTAATGCTTGTACATTAATTTTATTCAAATTATTTTTATTAAATATATACATACTACTTAATAAATATATTTTTGCTAGTTGAGTCATATTTGTTATATAAATACAATCATTTAAATAATGTCAATTTTATTTAAAGTTTAATTATGTGAAATTAAAATTATTTAAGTTAAAATTTTATATTACTTATAATAAATGGTTAGTCATATAAAAATATATGATAAAAAACGCAGAATAGATAAAATGAGTATTAGTAATAAAAGCACTCGTCGTAAAAGTCGTAAAATTACTACAAAAAATCGTAAAAGAAGTCTTAGCAAAAATAGAAGCAAAACTCGTAAAAAGATCGGAAGCAAAACTCGTAAAAAGATCGGAAGCAAAACTCGTAAAAAGACCAGACGCAAAACTCGTAAGAGCGAAAGTGCTTCTACTCTAAGGAAAAGGCGTGAAAGTTTTGCTAAAAGTCTGTTTTCGAGAAGTGGCGATAATATAATTAGTGTCAAGAAAAGAAGTAAAAAAGTAAGGATGAAATTTGGAACACCTTCATCTTCAAAAAGACAACTATCTAAAGAAAAAGAAGAAGAAGCGTTCCAAAAACATGTATCTCTGGAAAAAGCATATGAGAAAAAAAGAGGGGACGAAGCGTATGAAAGACATGTATCTCGTGAGAAAGCGTATGAAATGCAGAGAATGGAAGAAAGAGAAAGACAAAAGATGAAGTGGATAGATAAAAACTATCCGACTTTTAGTGATCGTATGAGATATATAGAAGAAAGTAAGCATGATTAAACATTTTAATAAATTCAGTCTTCATCCGATTCTACATTACAGCTTTCTTTAGCTATGAGTTCTTTGGATTTAATGTAAATAGAAATAGTTCCTAAAGTACCGACACTTGACTTGAAAAGAAGTGGTAGACCTTCTTTAGGATATATTTGTATATTTGAACTTAGACCTGCCATTTTAGTGATTCTTGATAGTTGGTCTTGGTCGAAAGTTTGGTTATAAGATTCCGCTGGTGCGTCGTTATCAGTATCTGAGTCATCTAATTCTCCAAATTCAACGTTTCTTTTTAGAACTCCTCCGGCATTGCATCTAAATTCGATATGAAAGTCTTTCGCCAAAACGTTAATAACATTACCAATATGAGACATATCTTTAATAAGCTTCTGATACTCCGACGAAGGTACAATTACTGGTTTATCATACCCCGTTGGAAGTTCAATATCAAGATTCTGAATAGCCTGTATTTTTACAAAAGATGTTGTGATACGATTATTCTCTTTTGGGATAACTTTAATAGCCAGATCCGTAGGGTTCTCATCATCTATATAAAGTTGTAACGAATCTTTCTTTTTTATCGACTTTAGCATCTTGTGGAAATGATTGAGGTTGATTCCAAGGTACATTGTAGTCGTTTTGAATTTATACATTGTAAAATTATCACTATCTAATTCGACCTTCAGAAGAACAGTTCTATTATAATCCATCATTCTCAGACTTATACCGGTCTCTTCTATAAGAAAACAGGCAACCTTAATGTTGTTTTGTAGAAGCTCTGCGAGAACTTTAATAGTATAGGCATTATTTGTTTTGCACCTAAAGATTATGGTCATTTTATAAATATATTTGAGTTTTTAAATATAGTTTTTAATGATACCCTTTTTAAATATATTTTTATTGTAATTATTTATATTTAATTCATACTACTTCCATATCAATATATGGAATATTTAATTAGTCTTGGGAACATACTTCGCAAAACCACAATTCATTCTTTTCTAAATGTGGTTTGTCAACATGAATTCTGGGTTGGCAAAATTACCAGAAAAATATAAGGGATTACATAAAAATGATACCCTTGGAGGTAAACAAAATATGTTAATTGTTCTTGTGAATATACTTCGCAAAACCACACTTTATTCTTTTGACATGTGGTTTTGCCAACGTGAATTCTGGGTATTTAATTGTTCTTATGAACATACTTCGCCAAACCACACTTTATTTTTTTAAAGTGTTGTTTGGCAATATGAATTCTGACTATTTAATTGGTCTTGGGAATATACTTCGCAAAAACCACACTTCATTCTTTTAAAGTGTGGTTTGACAATATGAATTCTGACTATTTAATTGGTCTTGGGAATATACTTCGCAAAAACCACACTTCATTCTTTGGAAATGTGGTTTGCCAGCATGAATTCTGAATATTTTATGACATATTAAGGCATGTACAAAAATAAACAGTACAATATTCACAATTAGAAAAAATAAATATGGGTTTAAAAGACTTGTAGTCTAATATAAAAATGACAGATGTAATTAATTTAATTGATGTTAACTTAATATTTAATAATAAGATAAGAGTATTAGGTACGCAAGAAAAGCCTTTATTTGCAGTGTCAGATATCTATAAAATTTTAGTTTTAAGTAATGTAACGGTTGTTTTAAGAAATATTCTCGATAAATTGCACACTTCAGTATTTAGATAGAATATTCTATCTAAATTTTATTTGTTTTTATTTGTATTCACGTATATGCTTTAATATTTTTGATATTACATTTCCAATATTGAAACATTTTTCGTGTGGATTAAATTTTATAAATGTGCAATTCAGTTCTTCTCTTATTTTTTCATATTCTTTATTTCTATCTACATGATTATGTTCATCACATTCAATTGCTAATTTATAATCTATAAAATATAGATCAATTCTATAATTATTTATACTATATTGTGTACTGATATATCTCAATAAAATAATTATATTTTTTATTTATAAAAAAATATAAAACACGTATATTCCAAGTATTAATTAATTCCCAAGCAATTTTTGTATTTTTGTCAATTTTTCTTTTGTTAGATTGTATTGCTCTGTTTTTTCCTGTAACTTTTCATGTGTTTCTTTTAGTTTTTTTTTAATATTTTGATATTCTTTTATAATTTTATCTACATTTGACGTCAAACTGTAACAATTTGCTTTTAAAGTAACTGTAATATCTTCTTCATCACTATTATTAGATACTTCTTTAAAAACTTTCTTAACTGATTCTTTAACTGCTACATTAACCACTTCTTTCGCATCTTCCTTAACAACTTCATCGACGACTTCATCCACGACTTCTTTAACCACTTCTTTAACTACTTCTTTAACTACTTCTTCTTTAGAAGATTCTTTAACCATTTTGTTTTCTTCTTTAACGATTTCTTTTGGGACTTTTTTAACTTCTTGTTCAATCTTTTCTACTTCCTCATCTTCTTCACTTGATTCTTCGCTAGTTTCTTTGGTGGTTTCTTTGGTGGTTTTTGATTCGTTAGTGGATTTTTCTTCTTCGGGGTCTTCGTTGCTTTCATAATCACCTTCTTCACCTTCTTCTTCTTCTTCTTCGTCTTCTTGTTCGGAAACGTTATCTATTAGAGAAGCATCATATTTAAATTTCCATTTGATACAGAGTTTTAAGGTTTCTTCATTAAAAGGTAGAAAATTACCGTCTATAAATTGCCCTGTTACAGTTTTTTCTTTAGCAGATTTAAAAACCAGAGTCGATTCTGGATGCCAAAGGGTGTCTAGATCTTTATTAAGCTTTAGTATAATTTTTCTTTTTGGTGCGGTTGCCATATTTATTTGATATTTTTAGTTTTTAAATAGGTGGTAATAAAAATTAAAGATTTCTATGATCTAATTATATCCCAATGACAATTACATTTTCTAATTTTGTAGAAATAATGTGTTTATTATAGTTATTTTTTAGTTGTGTATTGTGTGTGTTAATTTGTTTTAATAATAATAAATATATTTATAGATTTTATTTATTATTATTAAAGATGCATGTTGTGTTAGTTACAGAACAAAAAAATATAAATGTTGATGTTTACATATTGGATTCGGATATTACATTTTTAAAAAGAATATGTGCTGTTATGTACACTTTAAGAAAATATATATATTTTCCAAATGGTTTACCAAAATTAGTTGATATATATGAGTCCGATATAGTGGTCACAATTAATGTTGTTGATATTTTACAATTAATTAAAAAGAATAGTAGAGATTCATCATTTAATAGTTTTATGGATTTAGAAAAAGTTAGGGGTATTATTATGCACAATGATGATATGTATGTTGAGAATGTATTGATACCTTCTTGGTTGGCTTTTCAAAGTGATTTATTGTCTATTAGTGGTGAAAAAAAATATAGTGAATATGAAAAGATGGCTACAGTTCTTCATTATAAACTTCAACTTGTTCCTAGATATTTATCGGAAATTGAGTTTGAAAATATGGTAAAAAATATAGATGGTAAATCTGTTACTATAGAGAGAGATATAGAGAGAGATGTAGAGAATAGAAATGACATGGATAATATAAGTTCGAAATTGGAAAAGTCTAAATCTGTGTATTACACATCGTTTGAAGAAGAAGATGTTCAATATAGTAAGAATATCGATCTTAGTGATGTGACGTTATTAGAACTTTTTAATGATATAAAATTGAATACATATGTTCCGTTTGCTTCTGTTAAAAATTATTTTAAAATTTTGAGGGATAGTAGGCCGTCTGAATTGTGGGATGAGATAGATGATGATATATTGGTTAAAATTGTTGATAAAGATATATTAGTAAATGTAAAATATAGCGATTATACGACAGTTAAGATAAAATATGAAAAAGATAAGTTGTTGGCTATATTTGAAAAAAATATAAAAACAACTGTTGATTTAGAAGATAGATTTACGAGTATATTTAATCCCAGATTGAAAATGGATAATCGTATTGATATACAAATCGGTGGTGTATTTTATTTTCCTATGTTTCGTGTAGAAAAGTATATTTTATTGGATTTAATTATGAATAATAAAATTTTTTCTCAGTTAATATCTGTTAATGAGACAGACAAAACTACTAAAAAGAGAACTAATATGACTATATATTTTAATGTTGCAAGTATCGGAAATTTAACAGCGACAATAACTCCAAAACAGATGAGTAGAAACGATCCTACGATGAAATTGTATCAGGAAAATAAGGAATTTGAAGAAGGTAGTGATTATTTAAGGGTTAAAATATCAAAGGCTAAATATGTGACTAATATTATGAAGTTTATTGGTATATTTTCGAAATTATTAGGAATGTATAAAGAAGAAGAGAAAAGAATAATAGAAGAATATAGAAAATACATACCTGATTTTTTAGTAAAGAAAGAAAAGCCAGAATATGTTTATGACGGAGATATAATATTACAAAAAGAACTCCCTGGGCTGTTTATACCTAATTATAGTCGTGGTGGATGTGATGCTCAAAGAATGCCTAGTATTATTCGTAATGATGATGTTGCAGCTGCAATAGCAGATGGTAAAAAAGTTATGGGGTTTCCATTCGATAAAGATTCTAGCGATTTTCGTTATTATATATGTAATCATAAAAAAAATCCATACCCAGGAATAAAAGAAAATAAATTATCAAATAATATAAAAAGCGAAGGAGGATATCAAGTTATCCCATGCTGTTTTGGAACAGATCAATCTAAGCCTGACGGGAGAGGTCATATGCTATACAAGACATATTTTGAAGGTAAAGACTTTGAAAAACTAAAAATAGATCAAAAACAAGAATATCTCGTGACAAATAAAATATTAAACAGACATAGTTTTGGAGAATTACCTGATAACTTAAAAAACTTTTTCTCTCTTGATACAATTCATACTTCAGATTACAGATACGTTCGTAAAGGTATCAGTCGATTAAAAAATAGTAAAAGTAGTTTCTTACTTGCTGTTTTGGAGGCTATTCAAGGTCAGTTAAACAAGGGTGATCCACCTGATATATTTAATATTAAAGATGACGATAAGCTTTCAGAGTATGTTAATATAATTAGGGGTGAGTTGGCTGATGATAAGGAAAATGCTAGTTTATGTAAGCAAGAGATGTATGATAGAACTTGCGATGAGATTCTGTCTGATATTCGAAATCCTAATGTTGATTTAGATCCTAAATTATTTATTAGATTATTAGAAAATCATTATAATTTAAATATCTATGTATTTACTGATGAAAAAGGTTTAATTTTACCAAGACATACCCAAGCATATTACAAATATATACATGATAGGAAATCTATATTTATATATCAGCATATGGGTACAGAAATAGATAAGGCTACATATCCACAGTGTGAATTAATTATAAAACTTAAAAATGGAGATCGTATAGAAAACAAAAATGTTCTAAATTTTAAAAAAACTAAATTATTTGCAAACAGTCCAAATAAATTTATTTCTAAACTTGTGGCTTCTTCTTTTAAAAAATTAAGCAAATCATACGTGTTAAACACTTTAATAGAAGATATAAAAAATCCTTTTGTCGATATCGACGATGATATAATCCAAAATCAAAGAATAGACATATACGGTAAATTAAGACGAGTTGATATAATTTTTGAGGAAAAAATGGTAAGTATATTTACAGATCCATTACCACCTATAAAAACAAAAGAATTAGATATCAATTCTACAATTAATAAAACAGATATTAAAAATGCTATTGGTATATTTAGACATATTTTTAAGTTAAAAATATCATATCAAATTGTTCAGGATGGTGTGACAAAAGAGATATGTGCAATAACTGATAATAATACAAAAATATCAATACCTATTTATGAAACAAAAACTAGAGTCCCAGATATAGAAGTAAGATATAATGGATTAAGTTATTCTGAAAATGATGAGACATCTATCATATCATTATATAGCCTAAATAAAAAAACAGCCAGATATCTAACTGAATATATATATTGGCTATATTCTAATTATTTTAAAGAAAATGAAGAAAAATATGCTGGGAAGATGACTGATCAATCAATAATAGATTTCAAGGATCAGTGTATAGAGATAGATTCCAACTTTAAATATGATTATACTAATATTAAAAAAACTTTTTCTAAAAATAGTGGATTTTTTTCATACACAGAAAAACTAATACTTCACAGCGAAGAAATTTTAAAAAGATTATTATATTCTCTTAGCATAGCCAGAATAAGAAATATTCTAAATGATTACGAAAATCAAACCGTTATAAAGCAGTATTATTTAGATATCACAGATTTTACTCAGACCCCTTCACAGGTTATTTTAGAAGGAGATGATTCTGTTAAGAAATGGTTAGAAGAAAAAGATACTCAGTATAATTTACATACAAATATCGAATTCAGCACAGTCATACCATATTTTATATTATTTCAAAATATACTTTACTTAGCTCAAAACACTGATAATCTCGGTAAATGTACTGATATAGTTCAGAAATGGTATTCCGATAATAAATATAATGTAGGTTTATATGCACAATCTGTTCTTCCTATACAATTGACACTTTATAAAGTTACTTTGTCAAATGATGAATTTATAGTTGTTAAAACACCTGGTAAGATAACTACATACTCAGAAACTAAAATTATATCATATCCAATTGGTGATAAAGTTAAATATGTTGTGCTATTACCTCTACAAAAATAATATATAATAAAATTAAAATGAGTTTTAAAAAAACAAAATTTAATATAAACAACGATGTCTAAAATAACTAAAAAACAAGTGTATACAAAGATGGATCCAGTCGATCATATTCTTGCCAGAAGTGATATGTATATCTCTAGTACAAAACCTCGTAAAGTACAAGAATATATTGCAACGTCAGATACAAATGGTTATCATATTTATCAAAATGAGATTATGTGCTCACCTGGATTACTTAGAATATTTGTTGAACCGCTATCAAACGCGGTTGATAATGTATCAAGAAGTATTAAAGGAAAAACGCCTTGTACAAACATTAAAGTGAATATTGATTTGAAAACAGGAAAAACCAGTGTATGGAATGACGGAATGTCTATTGAAATTGAAATGAATGAAGAAGAAAAATGCTATAATCACACGATGATTTTTGGACAGTTACTTACATCATCAAATTACGATGATGGGGAAGAAAGAGTTGATATTTCAGGAAGGAATGGACTAGGTGTAAAATTATGTAACGTGTTTTCCGAGTCTTTTAGTATTTTGGGATATGATCCAAAGAGTGAGCAGACTTTTGAACAGACTTGGACTAACAATATGAAGACTGTGAGTGATACAATAATTACCAAAACAAAAAAATATAAAACAGGATTTACACAAGTCACTTGGACACCAGATTTTAAAAGATTTGGTGTAAAAGGATATACTCAAGATATTATCAATCTTTATTGTAGGTATGTTATTGATGCCGCAATGATCACAAAAGTTAATGTATATTTTAACAACGAACTAGTACCTGTAAAAAGCATTAGTGATTATGCTGAGTTATATCTAAAAGAGCCAACACAGGAAATTTTGATAATTAAAACACCGACTGCAGAAATTGCACTTACGCCGTCATGTGGTGATTATCAGACAATTTCTTTTGCCAGCGGTGTATATACTTGTAATGGCGGTACACATGTTGACGCGTGGAGCGAATCTATTTTCCGACCTATCGTAAATAAATTTAATGCTCCTAAAAAGCCACAGATTACTATTAAAGACGTTAAACAATTTTTTAGATTATTTGTAGTTGCAAGTGTGACGAATCCAACATTCGATTCCCAAGACAAGAGTAAATTAGAATCGCCAACAGTTATTGCGTCTGTAAAACCCACACATATTAACACAATCATGAAGTGGTCTATAAGAGAAAAAATTGAAGATATTATTCGTTCAAAAGAAATGATAACTTTAAAAAAGACTGAAAGAAAGAAAAAAGGTTTTATAAAAATTGAAGGACTAGATCCTGCAAACAACGCAGGGACAAAACATGCAACAGAATGCACACTAATTTTATGCGAAGGATTGTCTGCTAAAACATATGCGGTTCAGGGAATAGAAATTGGCGTATTTGGTAAACAAGGAAGAGATTGGTTTGGTATTTTGCCCTTGCGTGGTAAGTTATTGAATGTTCGTAATAACAAGCCGGATACAATCTCTAAGAATGCTGTCGTTAATGATTTAATTAAATCTATAGGAGCTAGATACGGAGTTGATTATACTGATGAAAAGAATTTTAAAACATTGCAATATGGTAGTTTGATGATACTAACTGACGCTGATGATGACGGAATTCATATCTCCGGACTTATACAAAATATTATTCATAATTTATTTCCGTCTTTATTGTGTAGAGAAACTCCTTTCATTACAAGCATGCACACTCCGATAGTTAGGGTATATTTGAGCAGAACAAATTCTATATTATTTTATGACGAAAGTGAATATAGAATGTATGTTGAAAAATATCAAAAAAGATTTCCTAATAAAATTATCAACAAAAAATACTATAAGGGGTTAGGCACATCAAGCGAAGAAGATATTTTGGAAACTTTTGGGAAGAAAATGCTATTATTAAAAGGTGATGAAAAAATAACAGACAGTATGAACAAGGTATTCCACAAAAACTACGCAGACTCTAGAAAAGAATGGTTAGAAAATTACTCACCAGAAAATCCGAGATTGTCATGGTCTGGTTCAAAAGAGGAGGTGCTTACTATGGACATGTCTAAGTTCTTAGACACTGAATTGATTAAGTTTTCGTTGAGTGATTGTAAAAGAAGTATTCCCAATGCTATCGATGGCCTTAAAGAAAGTAATCGAAAAATTTTATATTCTTGTTTTTTAAAGAACCTTAGATACACAGGAAAAACTCTAAAAGTCGCTCAGTTAGCTGGATATGTCGCCGAAAAATCAGCATATCACCATGGCGAACAAAACAATTATAAAACAATTACTAAAATGGCTCATGCTTTTCCAGGTAGTAATAATATTCCATTGTTATATAGAGATGGACAATTTGGTTCTAGAATGGAAGGTGGTGAAGATGCCGCTAATGCAAGGTATATTTTTACAAAATTAGATAAATTGACAAGATTGTTGTTTAAAGTTGAAGACGATGCACTTTATGAGAGAGTAGAAGATGACGGTGATGTAGTAGAACCAAAACAATATATTCCTATTTTACCAATGATTTTAGTCAATGGGTGTAGCGCAGGTATTGGAACAGGATGGTCAAGTTCCGTACCTTGTTATAATCCTCTTGATCTTATTGCTGGTATCAAAATCTGGCTTGCAAATGATGGAAAAGTTCTTTCAGAAAAAGAAGGAATGTTGATATCTATGTTCCCGGAAATGACTCCATGGTATAGAGGGTTTACTGGAAGAATCGAAAAAGATACAAAGGATAACAGATATATTACATATGGAAGAGTTGTCCAAGAAAGTAAAAAAAGAATTGTTGAAGAGTTGCCTGTTGGATTATGGACTAATAAATTCAAAGAAACTTTAGATGGTCATTTGGAAGATAAACAAATTCAACGTGTACAGAATTATTCGACTCCTAAAGTAGTTAAGTTTGTTATTACAGAATCTCAAGACGGTTTTGTCTGCAATGAAAAAACACTTAAGTTACACACATATTTATACACTTCTAATATGGTGTTGTTTACAACTGATGGTAAATTAAAAAAGTTTAAATCCACAGATGAAATCCTTGATTATTTCTGTAAAGTTAGATATTCATATTATATCAAGAGAAAAAAGCACATTTTAGATAAGTATAAAACAGAAATTACTTTTCTTGGCAATAAAAAAAGATTTTTGGAAGAAGTAATGAATGGTGATCTATCTTTATACGACAATAAAAAATCCCGAGAGGAAGAAGATATTATCAATGACTTGATTGAACGCAAGTATGATAAAGAAACTAAAACAGAAGTGAATGAAGAAGGTGAAACTGTCAATGTTGGTGGTTACGACTATCTTTTAAGAATGCAAATTAGAAGTTTTACAACTAAAAAATTAAACTCCCTTAAAAATGATATAGATTCTGTAACTAAAAAAATTGAAGATGTCAATAAAACAAGCGAAACAGATATGTGGCTAATTGAATTAGAAGAATTTGCAAAAGCATATACATCATGGCTAAAAGAAATCGATAAAGAAACAATTAAAACAAAGAATGCTAAAAAGTAAATATAAATTCCATACCAGTAAATATGAAAAAAATCTTTATAATAAAATATAAAGATTTAGCCTTCGTAATCACAATATTTTTGACATTTTTTGGGACATGGATAATCACCAAACGAATTTGGATTACAACATCTTGGTTGACGCCATGCATTACGACATTCTCTTTGACAAAAATATCCATTCTTATCACCCCTTCCCCACCCAAAACAAGGTTTTAAACCATCACAACAATCCATAGGACATTTATTATCATATTTTTCACCACCAAATACGTCTTCCTTATCGCCGAAACATTTTTTTACACTAACATTACACACCCCATCTTTACAGTATTCTGTACTTGTACATATACCACATGTACCACCACATCCATTATCTCCGCAATTTTTTCCGTCGCAACTGGGTATACAATTATCAGCTAAAATTTGTATTTTTTTATTGCTTTTATTACTAAGTGAGAGTATATGTTTGATTCCAAAATATAATATCAAAAATAATATTAAAGATAAAATTACAATAACAATTGTATATATTATTTTTCCCATTTATATTATAAAATATTTAAATATATGATAATATAAATGTATAGTATAGAAACTAAAAAAATATGTTTATATTTAAACACATATTATGACTGTGTAACTTTTAACAATTCTTCGAATATAATTCGGAAAGAATTTGAGAAAACTATAAAAACACAAACTTTAAAAAAAAATAAAAATAAAAATATAACATTAATTAGGTTAATTCAGAATTATTATAAACCATATGATAATATAATAACCAATTTATCAGGTCCGTTTTCAATATCTTTATATAGGAGTGAAAAATATAAAAAAAATGTCTATGTATTTGGTGAATTTCACGGATATCTAAATTCATGTAAAAAAAATTTTGATACGATATCACCATATTTTACAAAACTATTTAAAAGTACATCAACTTTCATAGATTTTTATCTTGAAATAGATCATGACAATATGACAAAGTATTCAGGTAATTTGTTCTTAAACAAGTTACGACATACTGTTAAAAAATGCGTTAATAATAACACTAATCCAGACTGTAATTTAGTAAGGGCTCATTATACAGATCTTCGGGGAAATTACGCAGATGTGAGCAAAGCTACTAATGATCTAAGTATTTTGTGGCATATGAAAGATAGAAACGATTTGATAGATCCTAAATATGCTGTAATCATTGAAAAAATACATAAAATGAATTGGCTAGAATTCAAAGAATATGTAAAATTTCAAATACTTTCAGTTCCAAAAATCCGAAAAGAATATGAAAGAACAACTGAAAGGAAAATGATATATATATTTATGGATGATTTCCTTGAAGACAACAAAAAATACTGGAAAAAAACAATATTTTCGAAAGCTAAAAATACAAATGATAAATATTATAAAATGCATGATTCGATTGTTAGATTTGATATGTTAGTTATGGATGTTTACTTATTATCCAGAATTTTTAAAATATTCAATGTTAGCGAACTAACATTTCAACCTTCAGAGCCACACAATATAATCATATATTGTGGCCAATGGCATGCAGAAACTTATCAAAAATTTTTCTTACAGAATGATTTTAAATTAATCGAATCAGCTACAAATTTATCTACAAGATGTGTAAATTTTGAAAATATATCACAACCTCTATTTTCAAGCTTAAAATGTTTTTGATTTTATATATATATATATATATATATCGTTAATGATATAACGTCTTTCAAGATATCAATTATTAAAGTTTTATTTTCGTATACACAAACATAAAACACTTATTATACAAAACTATTTATTATATTCATTGCTTTTACAAATTTATTTAAAAATGACTTTTATTTATATTAAAAATATAAATGAATCTTCCTGTTAACCTCACTGAGTATATTTATAATAAAAGACAAGAAAAATATAATAATATAATAATATTAGGAAGAATACTTTCGTTTCTATGTGTCTAAAACATAGCCAACAAAAATGTTTATGTGTAAAAAAGAATAAAAATTGTAACATAAATGGTATAATAGATTTATCTAAATTAAAAGATAAAGAATATGTCAGTAATTTGTATGAAAATGGAGTATTAGACGGTTTATATAACATAATGCAATCTGTTACTCAAAGTTTAAGATCGTCAACCGGTTATGCTTTTGAAAATATAATTGAAAGTATATTTAAAAAAAATGATATTACCTATAGTTCTCAAGTAAAATTAAACGATAACCATATAGTTGATTTTACAATCCCATGTTTTGAAAAAAATAGTGATATAGTTGATTTTAAAGGTATTATTATAAGTTGTAAAACATCGCTAAGAGAAAGATATTTACAAGATAAATATATTAAATGTGAAACCATTTATATAACAATGGATCAAGTTGATAAAAAGAATGTAATTAGTCTAAATAACAATAAAAAAACTTTAGATTATGGTTTAATGAGGAGAAAGAAAAAATGAAACAAGAAGAAAAAATGAAAGTCCTTGATTTATTTTGTGGTTGTGGAGGTTTTACAAGAAGGGTTTAAAAAGCTGGTTTAAATGTTATTGTTGGCATAGATATATGGGATAAGGCAATAGAAACTTATAAGAAAAATCATGATCACATTGCTTTATGTAAAGATTTAGTAATTTATAACCCAAAAGATTTGGAAAAAGAATATAACATCAAAAATATAGATATAATTATTGGAGGTCCGCCTTGTCAAGGTTTTAGTAATGCTGGTAAAAGAGATATAAAAGACCCAAGAAATTCATTGTTTATGGAATTTAAAAAATATTTAGATTATTATAATCCTAAAATGTTTATTATGGAAAATGTTATGGGTATCTTATCGATGAAAAATGAAAAAAATGAAAAGTGTATTGACATCGCTTTAGATTTGTTAAATAAAAACTATAATACAAAAATTTGTAAATTATACGCTAGTGATTTTGGAGTACCTCAAAACAGAAGAAGAGTTTTAATATTCGGAATAAGAAAAGACATCGGTATATTGCCTTATGAACCTGATATTTTATTTAATAAAGAAAATCGAATCCCTGTATCTACCATATTAGAAAAAAAAGAATATGTTGATGCTTCTTATTACTTATCCGAAATAGCATTAAATGGAATTAATAAAAAAAAAGGACGAATGATAAAAGAAGGAAAAGGATTTGGAGCACAATTTTTAAAATTTGATAAACCTTCATATACAATTCCAGCAAGATATTGGAAAGATGGATATGATGCTTTAGTAAAATATTCAGATACTGAAATTAGACGTTTAACTATAACAGAGTTAGCAAGAATTCAAAGTTTCCCAGAATCATATATTTTTGTAGGTACAAAAAAAGAAAAAATTATGCAAATTGGGAATGCTGTTGCTTGTAATTTTTCGTATCATATGGCTAAACACTTAGAAAAAATGATCATCAATCATCATAACACAACTGATGATTATGAGACAAAAAGTTGCGAAATAAACCATAATCAGACAAATAATCTTGTAATACAAGATACAACCATACAATATACAACCATACAATATACAACCATACAAGATGAAACAAAGTTAAAAAGAGAAGAATTAAAACAATTATGTAAGAAAAAAGGTTTGAAAAAATATAGTAAACTTAAAAAAGCAGAACTAATAAAACTACTTAAATCTTAATCTTATTTTAATTACTCCTAATTTTTTGACTATATTTAAAGTTGATAGAAAAATTTATGAGTATTTGAGTTATTTATTATACTTTATGTTATTAAAAAGAAAATATTTTATCCTATAATAAGGATAAAATATTTTTACATTTTTTGTATTTCTTATACTAAATTTAAATAATCTAGTAAATCATAAATTACATAGCATTGTTGAGGGTCTATATGAAAATATATATATAGACAATATATAGACAATATATAGAATTTTTAAAAACTACAATTAAAAAAAAATCTCAATTATAATAAATATGACATCAGATACAAAAAAAAATGGTGAGACACAAGAAGATTTTTGTACTGCATGTGCCATGATACCATTAGCATTTGCCGGAGCAGGCACGACAGCATACGGGGCATCGAGCAGAGGAAGCAGTAAAAAAATGAGAACAATTTTACTTTGGACTGGAGTAAGTACAGCATTAATAGCATTTTTGACTATAATGTACGTATACTATATTAAAAAAAATTGTGTAGAATGTAACAAATAGTAATTTATAATTTTTATTATAAATTCTTGTATATTCTATTTCAGTGATAGCACTCATATTTTGTATAATTTTATAAAACCACCGCTTTTACGCAAACTCATATCAAAATCATTCAATAATAAACTATATTCTTTCCAATTACCACCAGCCAAACCACAACCTATACCATACGGAACAGCCACAGTAATACACCCTCCAATAGAATCAAAATACTCCAATAAACTAGAAAGACCCTGTTTGAAATATTTCAATCTATCAATTTTTTCATCCGGATAAGAAGATGTAGGATAATAACGAGAATATGCTTTACCTGGTCTATATTGTCCATATAAACATATAATAGATGGAAGATTTTCTTCTCCCTCTAAAATATCAACTGTTCCAGGAACTGACCTATCTTCTGGTATCGCACAATTTTTATTACCCATACACTTACGTTCTGAATAAGGATCTCCATGATCAAAATGATCAGCTAAAACTTTTGCTAGACCTAGTGCTGTAATTGTTAAACAGTTACATTGTTGAAGAATATACTTTTCCGTTGCCATACAAATATCTTGATTTATAATCTCCATTTATTATTATATTTAAACTATAATAATAAACTCATTTTATTACCAACCCAACTCTTGCCTAAGATCAGACCCAAGATATGCAATAAAATTATTAGGAGAATCTTCTTTGATACCAGCATCACTTCGGGCTTTCATATACTTCTCAATATATGTACCTTTAAAATCAGGAAACTCAGAATCCATTTTCTCTAATTCATCACGAGTCCTAAGAATAATTTCTTTCATTTCAACCATTTTTTTCTCAGATTCTATATATGTAAACCCAATCTGACTCATTTTAACTCTCATAGTTATATAATCTTCGTAAGGATCAGACTCCTCTCTTTTAGATTCTAAAATCAAAGCCTCTTCTCTTTCCTTTATCTCGTTTACAACTTTCTGCTCATCATTTTTCTTTTGTTTAATATTAGCACTAACAGCAGCCGTAGTTTCTCTTCGAATATCAACTTCAGATGTCTCTGCTGAATATTTAGATGTTGTTGTAAGAGGAAATGGTCTTCCAACATACGTATGATATATCTGATGATAAGAATCAACATTTCTAATCAAATATTCGGCTCTCTCATTGGCTTCCATAGTAGTAGGATACACACCTCTAATTTTAGAGAAACCATATACACCATTTTTATTAGGAATTGCCCCCTTAGCAGGAACAAAAGAAATTAAACCAACCATTTGCATTGGCATAACAGGATCGGCATATTTACGCTCTACACTCGGAAACTTCTTAATAAAATCAGTATTGCTTAAACATTTTACAGCTGCTTCAGTCTCGGAATCAGTTAATGGAGGATGATTTTGATTCGGTTTGTATGAACGTTCTGTATCTCTATCATCTGGACATGTTAGAGAATTTTCTAGAATATGCTCCTCGTGAACAAATACATTTTGTTCATTTTTACATTGTATATCTGATTTAATTTCGGACATTTATTATTAGAATACAATCTTTAAATACGAAAAAAATACTATTTAACATATTATTATCAAAAAATAATAATATAATAATAATAAATGTCACAACTTAATAACTTCTTAATTAGGACTGCTGACGATCTAAACACTAGAAATATATATACTTTTGCTACAGAAACACCAATTTTTAACGCCGGATCTATACAATCGATACCAGTCGATGAATTCATACTATCATCTATAATGCCAGGAGATGTAATCATTTATAATGGACTTGAATTTGTCGCAAATCAACTTGAACCCGCGCCAACCGGATATACTGGACCAACTGGATACACAGGTTACACCGGAGTAACAGGATATACAGGATATACCGGATATACCGGATATACAGGTTATACTGGTTACACTGGTTACACTGGCGTAACCGGACCAACTGGACCACCTGGAGGTTTTGGAGGAGCATCTTTTGTATACAAATTTTCCAGTG